CAGCAACGATGGCCGCGCAGTTGTCCGCAGAGATGGAGAAGGCCTCGGGGGTGCCCGTGACGATCGAGACTGCGATCCTGCAGAGGGTGCTGGAAACCCATGTCCGAGAGCAGCTCGACGCCCTCGCAGACCTCCGGGTCAGCATTGCATGAAGGAGAACAGGAACACGACCTGACAGAAGACCTCGACCTCGGCTTCGACGGCGCGGAAGACATCCTGCGCGCCTGGCGGCGCGGCATGCGGCCGGACGCGGATCTGACAGTGTCGGAATGGGCCGATGCGCATCGCTGGCTGTCATCACGTGCCTCGGCCGAGCCCGGGCGGTACCGCACCGCACGCACGCCCTATCTGCGCGCCATCATGGATGCGCTGTCCCCGAGCCACCCGGCGCAGCGGATCAGCTTCATGAAGGCCGCGCAGGTGGGCGCGACCGAGGCCGGGAACAACTGGATCGGCTTCGTGATCCACCACGCGCCGGGGCCGATGCTGGCGGTGCTGCCCACGGTCGAGATGGCCAAGCGCACCTCGCGCGGCCGGATCGATCCCCTGATCGAAGACAGCCCGGCCCTGAAGGAACGGGTCAGCCCGGCCCGCTCGCGCGATGCCGGCAATTCCATGCTGTCGAAGGAATTCCCGGGCGGCATCCTCGTGCTGACCGGCGCGAACTCGGCCACGGGGCTGCGGTCGATGCCCGCGCGCTATGTGTTCCTTGATGAGGTCGATGCCTATCCGGCCTCGGCCGACGAGGAAGGCGACCCAGTCACGCTGGCCGAGGCGCGGACCACCACCTTCGCGCATCGGCGCAAGGTGTTCATGGTCTCGACGCCCACGATCCGGGGGCTGTCTCGCATCGAGCGGGAGTTCGAGGCCAGCGACCAGCGGCGGTTCTTCGTGCCCTGCCCGCATTGCGGCCACAGGCAATGGCTGCAGTTCGAGCGGCTGCGCTGGGCGAAGGGACGTCCGGAAACAGCGGCCTATCACTGCGAGGGCTGCGAACGCCCCATTGCCGAGCACCACAAGACCGAGATGCTGGCGCGGGGCGAATGGCGGGCAACGGCAATCAGCGCAGACCCGACAGCCATCGGCTTCCACCTTTCGGCGCTCTATTCGCCGATCGGCTGGAAGAGCTGGGAGCAGATCGCGCGGGACTGGCTGGCGGCGCAAGGCTCGGACGAAATGCTGCGCGCGGCGCGCAATACGCTCCTGGGCGAGACCTGGATCGAAAGCGGCGAGGCGCCGGAGTGGCAGCGGCTGGCCGACCGGCGCATCCCCTTCCCGGCGCAGATCCCGGCAGGCGGGCTGTTCCTGACCGCCGGCGCCGATGTGCAGAAGGACCGGATCGAGGTCGATGTCTGGGCCTGGGGCCGGGGTCTGGAAAGCTGGCTCGTGGATCACATCGTCATTCCGGGCGGGCCGGACGATCCGGCCTGCTGGGAGAAGCTGACTGCGCTGTTGGGCCAGACATGGGCGCACGAGAATGGCGCCTTCATGACGCTGGCGAAGCTGGCAATCGACACCGGCTACGAGTCCGCGGCCGTCTACGCCTGGTCCCGCAAGCAGGGCATCGCGCAGGTGGCACCGGTGAAGGGGCTAGAAGGGTTCAACCGCGCCACGCCTGTGTCGGGGCCGACCTTCGTTGATGCCACTGTGAATGGCCGGAAACTGAAGCGCGGGGCACGGCTCTGGACGGTGGCCACCGCCACCTTCAAGGCCGAAACCTATCGCTATCTGCGCATCGAGCGGCCGACGGACGAAGACATCGCGCCGGGCGCGCCGCATCCGGCAGGGACGATCCACCTGCCCGACTGGGTCGACAGCGAATGGCTGAAGCAGCTGGTGGCCGAGCAGCTGGTCACGATCCGCGACCGGCGTGGCTATGCCCGCCAGGAATGGCAGAAGCTGCGCGAGCGGAACGAGGCGCTCGACGCCCGGGTCTATGCACGCGCCGCCGCGTGGATTCTCGGCGCCGACCGCTTCGACGAGCGCATGTGGCGGCAGCTCGAGAAACAGGCGGGGGTCGAGACCCTCACTGCCGCGCCCAACACCGAGCCCGAGAAACCGACAGCCCCGCAAGCCGGGAAAGTGACAACGCCACGGCGGCGCGGCTGGAAGATCAGCACGCCCCGATACATGGAATGACCGGAACCCCGATGACCATCGATGATCTCAAGGCCCGCCACTCTGCGCTGCTCGCCGCGCGTTACAGCGGCACGCGCTCGGTCAGCTATGACGGCAAGAACATCACCTATGGCTCGGATGCCGAGCTGGCCGCCGCCATCGCCGATATCGAGCGCCGGATCGCGCAAGTTGAGCGCGGCGCAGGGCGCATCCTTCGCCCCTACGCCGTGAAGGATCTGTGATGAACTGGCGTCAGCGCCTCGGGGCCTTCATCGGCGGGTTCGATGCCGGCCAGCATCATCGGCGCCTGCGCGGGTTCCGCGCGACGCGGGCTCATGTCAACGCGCTGATCGCGGCTGCCGGGCCCGACATCACGGCCCGCGCGCGCTGGCTGGTACGCAACAACGGCTATGCCGTGAATGCGGTCGAGAGCTGGGCGGCGAACACCGTGGGGGACGGGATCAAGCCGATCTCGAAGATCGGTGATGCCGCGCGCAAGGAGGAGCTGCAGCGGCTCTGGCTCGCCTGGACCGACGAGGCAGACGCGGAAGGGTTGACCGATTTCTATGGGCTCCAGCGCCGCGCCGCGCGCGAGGTGTTCATGGCGGGCGAGGTGTTCTTCCGCATCCGGATGCGCCGCGCGGGCGACGGGCTGACGGTCCCGCTGCAACTGCAGATGTTGCCCGCCGAAATGCTGCCTCTGGAGCAGACCGGGACGACGGCCAATGGCAACGCGATCCGCCAGGGGATCGAGTTCGACCGGATCGGGCGGCGCGTCGCCTATCACTTCCTGCGCCGCCATCCCGGCGACAGCACCGATCCAGGACTGGCGGGCGAGGTGGTGCGGGTTCCCGCCGCCGAGGTCATCCATGTGATCGACCCGGTCGAGGGTGGGCAGCTGCGCGGGGTGTCGAAACTGGCGCCGGCGATCGTGAAGCTGTTTCTGCTCGATCAGTATGACGACGCCGAGCTTGACCGCAAAAAGGTCGCGGCGATGTATGCGATGTTCGTGACATCGCCTGCGCCGGAGAACCCGCTGGCCCCAGCGGAAGACGAGGACGTGCCAGACGGGGTGGAAATCAGCCCCGGTCAGATCGTGCGGCTGGACCCGGGCGAGGACGTCACCGTGGGTCAGCCGGCCGACAGCGGTGCGACCTATGAGCCGTTCCAGTACCGCACGCTGCTGCAAATCTCGGCCGCGCTCGGTATCCCCTATCCCTATCTCGCCAACGACATGGTGAAGGGCAACTTCTCGAACTCGCGCCTGGCGCTGATCGAATTCCGCCGCCGCGTCTCGGCCTGGCAGCATTCGGTCATGGTCTGGCAGCTCTGCCGACCCGTCTATGCCCGCTGGATGGATGCCGCCGTACTGTCCGGCGCGCTGGCACTCCCCGGCTATGAGGCGAACCGCGCGCGGCTCCTGACCGCCGACTGGCTGCCCACGAAATGGGACTGGGTCGATCCGCTGAAGGACGCGAATGCGGAGATTGCCCAGATCGAGGCGGGGCTGAAATCCCGCACGCAGGCCATCGCCGAGCGCGGCTATGACGCCGAGCAGGTTGATCGCGAGATCGCCGCCGAGCGGGCACGCGAACGGGCGCTGGGCCTCGACTTCCGCCGCCCCGGCTCGCCCGCGCAGGGCGTGCAGGCGGTGCCAGCCGAGGGGCATGACGACACCGACGCAACCGATGACGCGGAGGACCGCCCGCGCCCAGACGAGGACCAGACCTGATGCTCCACGCCCGCATTGCCGCGCGCGCCTTCAATACGCCGCTGCTGGTGGAACCCTCCAAGGCCATGGCGTTCCTGTCGGGTCTGGGGCCGCGCATCCTCGGGCGGCGGGTCGAGATGGTCGATGACGTTGGGACGGTCGACGCAACCGCCACGACCGCCCTGCCCGCACGCGCCAGCTTGCTGGCTGGCGGTCTGGCAGAGAGCTACCGCCAGCATGGCGACGCGCCATACCCCATCGTGGACGGGATCGCCGTGATCGAGATCGCAGGCGTGCTGATCCATCGCGGCGGGTGGATCGGTCAATCCTCGGGCCAGACGAGCTATGAGGGGATCGCCGCGCAGATCGATGCGGCGGCCAATGATCCGGCGGTGCGCGGCCTTGCGTTGGAGATCGACAGTTTCGGGGGCGAGGTTGCTGGGGTTTTTGATCTCGCAGATCGCATTCGTGCCATTCGAGGCGCCAAGCCGGTCTGGGCCTTTGTCGCCGAACACGCCTTCTCGGCGGGCTATGCGCTCGCCTCCCAGGCCGACCGCATCCTGCTGCCGCGAACCGGCGCGCTGGGCAGCATCGGCGTCGTCGTGCTCCATGCTGACCTCTCTGGCCAGCTCGATCAGGACGGGGTGCGCGTCACGCTGATCCATTCCGGCCAGCACAAGGTCGATGGCAATCCGTATCAGCCGCTGCCCGAGGCCGTGCAGGGCGACATCCAGCGCGAGATCGACGTGCTGCGGTTCCTGTTCGCGGAAACCGTGGCCGCCGGCCGCGCTGGTCGGCTGAGCCAGCAGGCTGCGCTGGCGACCGAAGCCGCGACCTATCGCGGGGCGGATGCTGTCGCCGCTGGCCTTGCGGACGAGGTCACCGATCTGGCGCGCGGCTTTGCTTCCTTCCGGCAGATGCTGGCACGCACCCCGTCCCTCTCTCCCATGCGCACTACGCGCGCATCCCTTCCCCACCCCAGACAGGAGGCAATCATGGCCACCCAGAACGACCCCGACGACAGCCCGCAGGACACCGGGATCGATGTG